AGGTTTTTCCTTACGTAATTTTTGTTCAATTATTTCTTCTAAAAAGATTATGTTTTTTGTTTCATGTTCACTCATTATACCACAGATATTTCTACAATGCAAGCTTTAATAACAAAGAGTACCAAAATTAATATTGGTAAGATAAAGTATAAAGTAGGCGTCCAGTAGATACTGTAACATTACAATACATTAAACGATTCTCCACAACCACAACTAGATGTTACGTTTGGATTGTTTATATGCAAAATAGAACCAAAAATATCTTTTCTATAGTCTATCTCCATACCAATTAAATGCATCAAAGACATACCATCTATAATTAATTTTTTATCCTGCTCTATATTTATTACTTCATCTGTATTATCATATTCATTTGCAAAATTCCATTTGTAGGAAAATCCTGCACACCCACCGCCAGCTACAGATAAATGTATATAATTTTGTTTTTCATCATTACATATACTTAATAGATGACTTCTTGCTTTTTCTGTAAGGCTTACTGCGTTTGGCATTTAAACTTTACTACTTGAAATTAAATTTTTAATTCTTTCCTCTATAGTAGGTAGCAACCTTATACCACAATATCCAATCACAAAGGCCATAGCTGGCCCCCAAACCATGTCTAGTTTAAAGTGCATCATAACTGGAGGTAGAAAAAACTCAGCAGCTATCCACCCTACAAGGCAAGCCAGTGCTAAGTCTCTCCACGAAATTCTTTTTTGTACCGCCCAATTTGTTAAACCCCCGCAACCAGAAGCAAGAACACAACAGGTCTTTGCTCCAATAGCCATTATGAGAGCCTCCATCGAAATATCCTCCCTAAGTTAAATATTTACGTATGTACACGTAACGACGATTTTGGTCCTAATTTTTTTCTATGCCGCAAACCTTTTTTCTTATGCCTACGTGTTCTACGTTTTCTAGCTGTATATATATTTGTAAACTTCATGCTTTCTTTGTCATACGTGTTTTTTTACTTTTGATGTATGCAGCCTTTTGTTTTGGAGACATATCCTTCCAGTTAGCAGGATACGTAAGGTGTTTCTTTTTTCCTTTAACTGTAACTACAGGCATTACTTCTTCTTTCCTTTATTAATAGGTGTAGTTTTAGCAGACATACCACCCACATAAAACATACCTTTCTTACGATAATCTGTATGCCCTGTCTTTACTAGACCACCCTTTGCAGCAGACATAGATATTCTACGAACAGTAGGAGTATCCGTAGCATAAGATTTTCTTTTCTTCTTTTGTTTTGCTCGTTTTGCCGCTTTTAATTTTTGTGCGTATGTTTGAATAGCCTCCTGCTTTTTTTTCTGCGCTCGTGTTAGCCCACCGACATTCATGCCACCAGCATCTTCTTCTCTAATGCCACTTAAAGCACTACGTGATCGTGGTTTAGTTTTTGCAGCATCAAGCTCATACATAGCCTCTGGAATATTTCCTCCGCGCGTTCTTCGTTGAATATTTCTTTTTGCTTGTGCTATTTCATTTGCAGTAGGTTCAAAACCTTCTGTAATTTCTCCATCCTGTATAAATTTTTGTCGTGCATCTTCGCGTTGCTTTGCAGATAATTTTGCAGCAGTAGATTTTGTTTGTCGAGATGCAATACTTCTTCCTTGTTGACGAGTAAGCGCATCGGCATCAGCAGAAGCCATACGCATAAATTCAAGGCGTTCTGCTTTTGTTGCCGTACCGTCATCAACTAGCTTTTTCAAAGCTAAATACCTTCGTGCTCTTGCAGCACCTGTGCGACCACCTGCTTCATCTTCTACATAACCACGTGTACGAGGCCCACGTGTATCTAAAGTAACCTTTTCACCTCTTGTTCCTACTTTTCTAGCGGTATCTACGGAACCACCTGTTTCTGGATCAATCCTTGTATCCTCTACCTCATCGATAGATCGTGCTCCAACACCCTTTCTTCCAAATAGTCTTTGAGTAGCGGGAGGGGTTTCCTTAGAGTTAAGTGCAGCTTCTAGTTCTGCTCTTCGTCGTGCGTCTCGGCTTTTAACTGTTTGTCGTTGTTTTGGTTTACGTTTAGCCAACGCACTAGCTATTGCTTTAAGTGCCATAAGAATTATCCCTTTTTAATTTTAGTACTGTATACCATGCCACCCTTACGGTAGTCCATGTTACCATTTCGTTTTGATGCCATGCCGCCACCCATCATCTTCTTTTTCTTTGGCTTAATCATGCCACCCTTTGCCCTTTTATTTTCTTCCTGCATACGTTGAAAGTTTTTCATCATATTCATAGCTTCTTCTCGTGTTATTTCACCAGCTTTAAAAGCAGATTCAATTTCAGCAGGGTTCATACCACGAGTAGGTGCATCTCCGGGTATATCACGAGGAGGTGCTTTAGGTTTTTGTGTCGGTACTCGCATACCACCTTCTTTCATCTTTGCTGGCCTACCACGTTTTGAACCATACGTTCCTTTACCTGCTGGCATTATACAAATCCTTCCTGTTTCATAGCACGTTCTACATGTGCTAAAGAATAACGAACACCCGTATCTGTCTCTATTGCAGCACGTACATAGAATACAGAGCTATGGGGTAAATGAATTTTGTGAAGCTTATTGGCACAGAGAGCCTCATAGAACTTTTCTAATACAGGTTCTACAGCTTCAGGATATAGTTGTACTGATTTTTTCATTGATGTCAATACCTTATTTACAATAATACAGACAATACTCTTACTGTGTCACTATAGTGATACAGTTAAGTGTTTTTATTTAATTGATTTTAAGAAAGGATATAAATTATCTTAGTGTATCACTTAAGTGACATCTAAGTTTTTTTAGTTAAGTGATTTTTAAAGGAAAGATATAAAGCACTTTTGTGAATCACTTAAGTGTATGTACTATTATACACATATTTCACATCATGTCAATACTAAAAATACATATATTGTAAAATTAATTTATATATGTGACATTTATGTACCTATAAGTGCGATATTAATATTATATTCGCACATCGTAAAGTACAGGTAGCTCAATTAATGTTGATATATCATGTACTTACAGCAAAGTGTAATTTGTCTGCACATATTTACCATAAATCCAATATGACTTACACCTGTACCTACCTTTACATTACCAGAACTTTTTTGTGTAACGCAAGGTGTATACATATTGTAAGTAATCATTGTGGTTAACAGTTCATTTTACTGATCTGTGTAGTTATTCATGTATATATACGCACGCACCCCCACTGGCCCTCGCCCCACCCGCTCTCGTGCATGTGCAGACGCGCATAATGCAGCGCATATAGCGAGGTGAGGCATAAGGGTCATGGTGTTTACACCATAAATATAACAAAGCTAGTGATATCAAGGCTCTAGCTAGAGCTAGAAACTGTTGGTTCATCAGTAACCACTAAAGTAGTGGTGAGAACATCGAACATCGACAATCGAGATATCGTCGTAGACGATGCACAAAATAAACCCTACCTCCGACAAGCTCTAGCTAGACCCTACCCCCCACCCCCATAGTGGCCTCTCGCAATTCCGCACATGAGTTTCGGAGCGAAGCTCCTGCAACCGTGCGCCGAATGGCAATCAACTTTATTTTCACCAACCCCTTGACAGGTATCTCTCTATTCCTTACGTGTATCTGCGGTGTCTTCGACCTCTTACGAGAAGACACCTTAGATACACTTGGAATAGGAGATAGAGAAATGACCACCGAAACCACCACCGAAACCCTCGACCCGACAGAGTACGAAGTACTGATCGCTGATGCCAACGAAGTTGGTGTCGAGTTCGCCAAACGTGACAAGGCGGATCGTGGCAGGTTCAAGCGGGACATCAAGCCTGATGGCTTCGGAGTTCGATTGGCTCAGATACAGATTGCTGCAAGAGCAGCACTTAAGGTCGAGAGGCTACCGTCAGCTACGCTGAAACAACTCGGTCTCGACAAGGTTTCTTCCGCTTTGCGGAGTGAGTGGGTTTGGTTCGTTCAAAACGAAACCGCCGCAAGAGAGTTCATCAAAGCCTCAAAGAAAGGCTTCACGAATGTATCGGCACTCAAAACAGCGATGGCGAAGGCTGCTAAAGCGGAAGCGAAAGCCGAAGCATCCACCGAAGGTGAGAGCGAGAGTGAAACCACCGAAGGTGAAGCATCAGAGAATGCAACCACCGAAGGTGAGTCAGTCCCAATCACTGTCGAGACAATCGCAATCGCTATCGATCTCGTAGCAAAGCGTGACGGTAAAACCGTCGAGGATGTTATGAGTGAGGTCGTAGACCTCTTTGCAAAGTCAAACCAGCCTTCTGATCTTCTCAATCTTAAGATCGCCGCATAAGGTCGCTTCTGCTAGGCTGGCATCACACCTTTGGTGTCAGCCTATCGGTGGCAACCTTAGCTCTACATAGAGCCTAATTAACGGAGTTAACCACATGGAAATCGTCAACGAAACCCTCACATTCCTACTTGGTCTCGTGTTTCACATGATACAATCACCGACAGATATGCTGGCATTCCTGTCCATCAACGCGGCAATCCTCATCGGATTGGTAGTGTGCACAAAGTTCTGGCGCTGAACCTAACAAGCTCTAGCTAGAGCCTAATTAACGGAGTTAAACACATGGCAAAACGACCATTCGGCACATACGATGCACACCGCATAGTGCGTAGCTCATACGGCAGCATCGACGTGATGCCTGATGACGAGACGCTGGAGAACAAGCGCATCGGATGGCGTGCTGATGTACATAATGCCCGAGCTATGGAACGTTGGGACCATGAGCAGATGATTGCTCGTATGCGAAGCAAGGTCGCTTCACTAACAAGCTCTACCTAGAGCCTAACAACGGAGTTGAATATGGATGCAAGTACAGCTTTAGAGTTGGACTATTTGCTTTGTGATCTGTTGCAAATAACGATGGATACTTTGGACAGCTATCCTTTGTCTGAAGTAATTAAGATGAGGGAAATATCG